AAAGAAGGTAAAAACGTCTGTATAGCAATACGTGATGTAGAACCTAATGAAAATCAACCTTGGACTGCGGAAGAAATAAAATATAACTTAAAAACCAGATTCTTTAAAGAAATAACTGATGGTAAAATCAAAGTAGTAATTATACCTGATATCGAATCAGTAAATTATGGAAGAGGTGTAGGTTATGAGATAATAGAACATGTACCGCCAACAGACGTAAAAGAAATATCTGCAACTAAAATAAGAGAGCAGATGAGAAAAGATGGTGAGCTCTAATGAGACTTGTTTGGACATATAGTAAGGATTGGAAAAAAGGTGAAAATATATCACTATACACACATGAGTATATTCAATTTTTATTTAAACAATCAATTTTATCAGCACCTAACAGTTACCATAAGATTATTTGCACGGAAGAAGAAAATGTAAATATATTTAAAGGTATAGTTGACGAAGTAATTATTTTACCAAAAAGACCTTTTGTATTTTTAGCTGATTTAAAATTTTATGTAGCAGATATACTAAATGGTGAATTTTTAATTACTGATGGAGATATTATTTTTAATAGAACTGTTCCAATTCCAAAAAATACAGATTTAGCTTTTGAGGTAATGATTAATAACGTTGGACCTTTAGTTAATAGTTGGAAAAAAATTCTCCTTGAAAATGAAATAGAAAAAAAAATTCCATTATGGAATATTCCTAATAAATCTGCAGTAAATTTAGGCTTAATGTATTTCAATAATGATCTAATCAAAAATAAATTAACAGACCAGTATAAAAAGACACAAAATTTTTTTACAGAATATATTGAACCTAAATATAAGTTTAATAAAAAAGATAAACAATTCTCCGCTTGTGGAGCTCAAATGTTAGTAAAACAATTTTTACTTAAAGAAAAAATAAACCCATTTTACTTCAATAAAGATAATCAGAACAATTGTAACTATACTCACTATTCTTCAACAACTAAAAATCAACTTATGAAGGAGTATAGAGCATTAATTTAATATATTTATTTAAAAAAGATGAAAACAACTCTCAAATGGGATGCTGATTACTGTAATGAAGTAGTTAAAGTTTTTTTTAAAGACTTCGAACAAGTAAACTCTTCTATTAGTACTCATAAAAGATCTAGTATTTTTAAAAGTCAACAAAAAGATTTTTTTACTTGGATGATATACAAAAAATGTGACGATTTAGTTAAAGATAAGTTAGGAGAAGGGTACTGTGTAAATAACTGGGTCTTCGGACTTAGGTACGACGTAGGAGATTATATGATTGAGCATGTAGATGGGGAAGCAGCAGGTGATAGAGTATTAAGTGGTGGTATAGAACTTAGCGATCCTTCAGATTACGATGGAGGAATATATCATTTACATGGTAAACCTGCAAGAGCAACAAGAGGAGAAATTTTTATACATACTTTAAAAGATAAACATCACGTATCTGAAGTTACAAGAGGTACAAGATATAGTATTCATTTTACTATAGGAAAAGTAAAGTACAATTTATAAATTAGTTATGGTTAGTTATAAGAGACATATTTTAAAGACTATTACCTGGAGAGTTATCGGTACATTAGACACAATGATTATTTCATGGGCTGTAACTGGTTCATGGCAATGGGGATTAGCTATAGGAGGTATAGAAGTGTTTACTAAAATGATTTTATACTATATTCATGAAAGAGCTTGGTATAAATTTAGTAAATTCGGAGTAAAGAAAAAATGATTAGATTAGGAATATCAGCATTTTATCACGATTCTGCTGCTTGTATAACACAAGGTAATATGGTGTTGGCTGCTGCTGAAGAAGAAAGATTTACTGGAATAAAGCATGATAGTAGTTTTCCTATCAATGCAATAAAATGGGCGTTAAGAGCAACAGCAAAACAAATTAATGATATTCAAGAAGTACATTGGTATGAAAATCCAAAAATTAAAAACGATAGAGTCAATACTATCTTCAATAAAAGGCCGTTTAGAACTTTTTTTCTTCGACAGAGGTATAATAAGAACAGAAAAATTAACTCTCCGGAAACTATGCTCAAAAATATGGGGTACACCGGAAAAATCATTTACCACGATCACCATTACAGTCATGCTGCTTTCAGCTATTATACTAGTCCATATAGGGATGCAGCAATACTTACAGTAGACGGTGTAGGAGAGTGGGAAACGACTACAATATCCTTTGGTTCTGGTAAATCTATAAGAAAAATAGAATCAGTTAACTTTCCTCATTCATTAGGAATGTTATATAGTACTATTACTGCTTTTTTAGGATTTAAACCTAATGAAGGTGAATATAAAGTTATGGGGTTAGCACCGTATGGTAACCCAGAAAAATATTTAAAAAAATTAGAGCAAGTTCTTAATAAGAATGAATCTAAATTATATTTATATCAAAAGTACTTTACCTGGGAATACGATGATCGGGTAATGTTTAATAAAAAATTATGTCGTCTATTAGAATTACCTCCAAGACTGCCGGAAGATACCTTAACTCAGGATCACAAAGATCTAGCAGCAGCACTTCAGAAATTATACGAAAATCAATTTCTATTATTAGTAAAAAAAGCAAAAGAGCTTACAGGATCCTCAAATATTTGTATTGGAGGTGGATGCGCTTACAATGGCGTTGGCAATACGTTAGCATATAAATACTTTAAATCAGTACATATACCTTTTGCTCCTTCAGACGCTGGTTCTGCTATAGGTGCATGTCTTGATGGACACTCTAAACCTTCACCTTACCTTGGCCCTGGTTTTACTAACCAGCAAATTAAGAAAGTAATACACAACTATAAGGATAAAATATGGGCGTTCAAACTTACAGACGAAAAGCTAATAAATAAAACTGCTAAACTTATTGCAGCTCAGAATATAGTAGCATGGTTGCAAGGCCGTATGGAATTCGGAGCAAGAGCATTAGGAAATAGGAGTATACTAGCATCTCCTAAGGATCCTAAGATGAGAGAAAAGTTAAATTATGTAATTAAGAAAAGAGAAGGTTTTAGACCTTTCGCTCCATCGGTTATATACGAACAAGCTAACATGTTTTTTAACATAAAAGAACCTGTTCCGTATATGAACCAGGTAGTTAAAGCTAAAGTTAATTTTTTACCTGCAGCAACACATATAGACGGGACTTGTAGAGTGCAGACTGTAACAAAAAAACAAAATACCTTGTATTATAATCTATTATCGGAAGTAGGTAAATTAACTAAGATACCAGTTGTGTTAAATACATCATTTAACCTTAAGGATCAAACGATTACTATATCTCCTGAACAAGCTATACAGAGATATTTAGATTCCGATATCGATTATTTAGTACTTAACAATTATTTAATAAAAAAACTATGATTAAAAAACTTAGAGAGAAAATAAAAAAATGGCAAAAAGAAAAAGAATTTAATAAAAAAATTAAGGAACTTAAAAAAAGAGATCCGTTTACTTATAAGAATTTCTAGTACTATTTATTGTATATAGACTATTGCTATGGCAGATTTTACCAATAATCAGATAAGACATACCTATCAGAGAGTTCTTCAACATGATAGTAGTGGAGTTGTACAAGACGGTACAGGTTCCGCTGATTTAGGAAACGTTCACATTAGTGGTTCATTATACCATACTGGTAGTATGAACGTAAGCAGTGACGTTACTGTTGGAGGTAATGGAATTATTCCAAATATTACTGGAAGTACTACTATTGCAGGTACAGCAACTGCCCATGAAGGATTAGTTGGAGCATTTTTTGCGAATCCTCAAACTTTAGTAAAAAATATTAGTTTTCCTGCTAGTCATAATGGTAGGATGTACGGACCAATAACAGTTGGAGCAGGATACGAATTAACTGTTGGTTCAAACTCGAATTTAGAAATTATAGACACAATTTAAGATGAGCAAATTAAAAGTAACAAACATAGAACCTCAATCAGGTAGTATAGTACACCTTACCGGTTCTTTAGTATTAACAGACACACTTGTAGCAAGAGAGTTGAGAACCGAACTCACTCAATCTGTTACTCTCTTTCAATCAGGTAGTACCCAATTTGGAGATACTATTGGTGACAATCACGATTTTACAGGAAATGTAAATATTACTGGTAGTTTAAAACATACAGGAAGTTTTAACCACTGGGGTGACACGTCTCAGGTAGGTAAAATTGAAGCCTACGGAGGAGAAAGTAAAATAAGATTTCACTACGACAACACTGGTTCATTACCAAATGCTACTACATGGCATGGTATGTTTGCACACGTACACTCTGAAGGATCAGCATACTTCGCCCATGAAAGCTATGGTTGGATAAGATTA